ACTCCGTTGGACGAAAATGTTCCTTTTCCACTCTCATCATGTACATCTTTATTTCCTTGCATATTTTTCTCCGTGTTTTATATTATTTATATAATTAATTTTTTTAACAATTTTGTATGTAACATTAAATTATTATCTCAGTCGTCTATTTGTACGAGGGGTAACTATACCAGCTCGTATTTCAGCTTCTTGAGTACCTGTTCTGCGTCTATTCAATTCGTTCTTTATATCTCTTATATCATCTTCTCTGGTTTTTGGTACAATATTAGTTGGTGGTCCAGAAACTGGAATTTTTACTCCATTTGTTGGCTGTTTTGACATATTTCTTCTTACATAATTTGAAGCTTTTATACCCCTATACACTCCAGTTAAAACTCTCGGCAGGACTGTTGTTAGTCCAGCAGCAAACAGAGATTTTATTCCACCAGTAGCTATATTTGTAACAGTTCCCATAGCACCACTTGGACCAATAGTTGAACCTTGACTCAAAGAACCTTGAATATTTCTTTTGATTCCAGATACTACAGTACCACCAATAGTTTTTTGTGGTCTATATTTTATTCTTTTAGTTACAATTCCAGAATTAACGGTTCCTGCTTCTGGCTCATCTGTTCCAGAAGTTGTTGGTGTATTTGATACTGTACTTTGTGGTTCATTTTCTAAATCTCCACGAAAAGGACCAGATGGAATTCTCCAATTTTGTGGAAATTGAAATCTTTGAGTTGCTTTTCTTCTGGCTATAGCCTGTAGACTATTATTGCCAGATAATTCTTTTCTAATACCCTGAGCAATTAAACCTAATCTACCTAAATTAGAATAATTAACTTCATCTAGAGATATATTTTTTGAAAAACTCATTAAATTCCTCTCATGAATCTTTCGAATATTTCAAGAGCTTTATTTTCGTAATCTTTAGCTGAAATCTTTTTAATTTCTTTGTGAAATTTTTCTATTTCTTGTTCTTTTAAAAGACCATTATCCCAGACCCATTCCTTGCCTTCCAATATTCCGTTTACGAAAGCTTGTGGGGCTGATGGATCTGAAACGATGTCTATTGCGGAAAGAGTAAAATCTGATTGAACCTCATTGATTTCATTTACTTTTTTAAGGCTTCCCATACCCCTTGAAGAAACTCCAAGCAAAGCACCTTCATCTATTAAAGATTTAACAATCTTTCCCATTGGAGTATCTAAAACTTTAGCTTTACCGTAAAAGTTATTTCCATCCTGATTAAGTTCTACTATCATGTGGGACACACGATCAAGATTAACTGTTGGACCAGATGGATGATTTAGTTCACCTAAAGCTCTTTTCTTATTTACATATTCTTTGAGGTATCTTTTACACTCATTTTCTAGAATATTGACAGAATAGCGTCTACCGTTTCTATTTACGGTTTCAGCCTGCATCATTATTCCTTCAATGAAATAGTTTTTCTGACCAGTTTCAGAAGATTCAACTAATGCCTTAACATTTTCAATTGTTTCGGTGATTAGTTTCATCTATTATTCTCCGCAGTTTTCGCAAATTTCTTCTTCTTCAGAATCCTCATCATCATCGTAATTATCAAAATCGTCATCTTCATCTGCTTCTTCGGATAGAAGTTCACTGGCTATCTCGGCAATTTCTTCCTCTGAAAGTTCTTCACCCAACTCATTTTCAATATCTTCGACTATTTGGGTGAGTTCATCAAGGAAGACTTCATAGTCTTCTTTTGCTACCTTCATACCCTTTTTATTTTCTCCAGCCTCGGTTGAGTCTTCTGGGTTATCATCTTCGCCAGCCTTTTCATCGGCGTAATCGGGAACGCCATCGCCGTCTTCATCTGGCTTTGATTTCTTTTCTTTTGATTTTTTCATTTCCTCTAAATAGGCATCTCTGTCGTTTGGATTCATAAAAACGGTTGGTGCATATTCAAGTAACGATTCTTCTAACTTTTTTCCAAGCTTCTTATACATTCTCTTCTCAAGAAGTTCATTTGCTTGGCTGTATTTTTTCTCTAAAATAAGTGGTATAATTTCTGAAAATTCGCTCATTATTTTCTCCTAATTCTTTTATTATTTATTTTTTTAAGTTTTTCAAGATATTCTTTAAAAAATGAAAATAGGGTATTTTTATTTGATAAAATAGGTTTAATATTCTTATAATTTGGCCCAAAAACAGTAGAAAGTATATTAATTTGTTCTGGGGTTATGTTTACAGATTCACTATTTCTCAAAAATAAATTTATACCTCTTTTTTCTCTTTTTGGATTTTTTAATAAAGATACTATTTTTTCTCTTTCATGAAAGTATATTTTCATTGGTTAGTCTTTTGTTTTTGATCTGCTGTTCCCTGATCAGCTTGAGCCGTTAAACTAGACGCTTGAATTGCTTGTTGCTGCGCCTGAGCCTCCATAGCCATCTGCTGCTCCTCAGAAATCTGCTTATCAATTTCTTCCATAACATCATCAGATTGCTTCAGAATATGTTTTCTGATATATTTTGTTGAGAAATACTTACCTTCATAAGAAGATAATACATTTAACATATCTACCTTTTCCCTCAACAATTCATTTTCTTTCAATTCATTGAAATATGAATCTTTATTGTAGACGAAATTGATATCCTGGTATATTTTTTCCCAATCGTTTAGGGTAATAATTCCCTTCAACAATAGTTGTTTTTTCAAAACATCCAAGAATAACATAGAGAATTTGCTTCTCAATCTTTCAATAAACTTGAAAAATTTAACCTCATCTCTACTGATTTCTGTGGTTCTTCCCATATTGAAACCACTATTTGATTCAAGTCTAGAAATAGGAACATTCAAAGCTCTATATAATTTTCTTTGTAAATAGTCAACATCATCCATCTGTCCAAGATTCTGTCCACCATCCAGAGTAGCTATTTCTGTTCCCTTTCCACCATCTCTTCTAGGAATCCAGTAGTCTTCAAGCATTGTCAAATGCGCTCTATCGTCTTTGATTTCACCAGTTTTTTGATCATATACAAGACGATTCCTATAACGATTCATCAACTCCCTCATATATTGTTCGGCTTTTTGTTTTGGAAGATTGCCGATATCAATATAAAAAATTCGTCTCTCTGGTGCTCTGGTCATTCTATAAATGACAACAGCATCCTCAATCTGACGAAGCATGTTTAATGGGCGAATGGCTTTGTGTAGGTATCCGATTACTCTCTTGGTATTGGAATCGATCAATCCAGAATGCACATAGGAGATTGAATCAACCGCAATTTTTAAACCAGAACTATTCGTTTGTATGATTGCATCTGGATCAAGATCGGTATAAAGAAAATATTCTTCAAGACTTTTAATTATTGGTGTTTGAACGCCATTAATTACTTTATTTTCTTTATTTACCTTTCTGATCTTTTTAATTTTCATTGGGTCGATCAGGCGAATTTCTTGTATTCCCTTTTCTGGTCTAGTATCATCAATAATAATATGAAAATACAATCTAGCATCTATGTACCATTTTCTAAAAATGTCATAGCCGTGATGATTAAATTTTAATAGTTTTAAAATATTTTTAAATTCTTTGTGTATTTTTTCTTTTATCTGTGGTGATAAACTTTCAACATTTTTCAAATCTAAAAATATAGCATTATTATCGTGGTCAAAAACTATAGATTCGTTAATTATATCTTCTATAGCCATATCAACTTCTGGATATAGAGCCATTGATCTATACTGTGAAAGTTGAGTATTTTCATCTCTTATAGAGCCGCCGAAATCATATACTGTAGAAAAAAAACCACCACTTTCTACAGTAACAGTTCCATCGTAGGTATCTGGCGGTACAAAGGATGATTGTGTCTCTACAGCATTTCCATCTGTAGAATTTTTATCATCCTGCTTTTTGCCGAAAAGAAATCCATATAAATTCATATTACTATTTATATAAATTAGATTGCGAATTCTTCAGCATAATCATATGCTAATGTTAAAACAAAATCTGCAATTGAGTCTGGTATATCATTATTTAATTCTATTGGTGTCATTTCTATTGGATAGCAATTTGATAAAACAACTCTTTTACCGAAAGTATTTCCGTCTTCTGTATCATAATAAATTTCCCATTTAGAGGTCGGAAAATAATCCATAGCTGTATGGTCTGGGGAGTTGATTCTATCCATCCAAGACATCAATTCACTTCTCAATTGAATTCCTAACTCGGATGAACAATAGATGTTCATGCTTATTTCTTGAAATACTCTTTCTGCTGGAAATTTAATTTCCCTACCTCTATAATTTATGGGAACAGTTCCTATTGTTGATCCAGGAATTTGAATAGATTTTATATAAACTTCAAGTTTTCTTGACTCATATGGATTTGTACTTAACTGTGAAAAAGAACCATTGAATAGAGGAATCTCAGCAAAAACTCTAAATCTATTTCCAGCTACAGGTCTAAATCTAACTCTAAATTCATCTAAATTCATCTCAAGTATTCCCAGTAAAGGTAATTAAAAGTAACTGTAAATTCTGCAAATGTATCTGGGTTATCGTAACTAAATTCTATTGGACTTATTTCTATTGGAAAAACATCATAGAATTTTATCTTTTTTCTATACTGAGCTGGGGTAGTAGTAACATTTCCTGTTACTCTTTGAACTTCTACGGTTGGTGTTGTATTTCCACTAGATTTTTGATCCTGATAATGAAATTCCCAGAAAAAATCGGTGTTTACAACATTATTAGTTTCATGAGTTTTTCGAGTATCCATGTACTCTATCCAATCTTCAAATAAATTTCTTAATTGAACATATGGAGACTCATACACTTGTATTGTCCATGGATAATATGATCTATCTCCAGGCAATCTTACTGCCCTACCACCATGCCCAACAGAAACAGTTCCTATTGTTGAGCTTGGCATTGAAGCAGCTTTACAATAAAATTCCATTTCTGTTTTTTCGTAACCAGAATATGCAGTAATAACGGGAAAAGAGCCAACGACTTTGAATCGATTGGCCCTATTTCCTACAAACTCATCTCTAAATGTAGAGATAGACTGAGACATTAAACTCCTTGGTATTCCCAATAATCATAGGTGAAGGTAACAGCAAATTCTGCAAATGTGTCTGGAGTATCATAGCTAAATTCCATTGGGCTTAACTCTACTGGGAAAGCATTGACCAATTTAATTTTTCTTTGATAATCGTTTACTCCACCATCAACATCATCACCACTTACATCTTGCTCCATGTATTCAACAGTTATGTAATCACCACCACTCGCTGGAATATTTGGTCTAATATCTAGAGTATTTCTACCATTCATTCTTTCGATCCAAGCTTCGATATCGCCACGAATATCTTGTCTTGGTGAATCATAAATTTGAACAAGCCAATCAGCATATGTTCTTTCACCAGAATATTTTACTGGCCTTCCTTTGTAACCTACTGGAATAACTCCAATAGCTGATCCAGGAATTGTTGCGGCTTTGCAATAGAATTCAAATGTCGCTGGAGCTACTGAGCTTCCAGGAAATTGACATGAGACTTTAAATCTATTTTGTCTTACGCCAACAAACTGTGTTCTAAATTCATTTAATGTTGCCATTTATTTTTTCCTTATAGGGTTGATGATAAATCTTTGTTAGTGAAGGTTAGTCTTACGAAGTTGATTGATGGGATTGGTTTAACTAAGATATCAGCAACGAATGTCTTGGCTTCGATTATTTCTGGGGTGTTATTTGTTTCATCGCAAATAATCTTATACTCAGAAATTCCTCTCTTGGCTACGACATCTGCTAGAACTGAATCGGCAGCACTGATAAACAGATTTCTGGTTATCTGATCATTTTGTTCGAATAGCACACCTCTTGCGATTGGTGCAATTGTTTTCTTTAGGTATATGAAGAGTCTAGCGACATTGATTCCACTAAGAGTTGAAGTTCCAGTGTATAGAGTCTTATCTCCCCAGAGTAGAATTCCTTCACCAGGAACATTAAATATTGGATTGATTCTTGCCCCATATAGGGTGCTCTTATCTGCTTCTGACAAATATCTTGTTGTGGAAACAGCGTTTGCAATTCTTCCTCTTCTTGCTCCAGCTGGGGAGAACCAAGGATATGATTCTCTGTCTGTTCTTGCAATGCAACCAGCAACATCTGGTGCTAGAGAACTGATAATTAGATTTGCTGGATCTCCTGCAACATTGAAATGTTTCTTCTCACCAAATGCAGCAGCAGCATATTGTGCTGAGGTTGGTGAAGATGTAACAGTCATGGCTCCAGTTATAGTTGTTCCAGAATGCACAGCTAAAACTCCAAAAACTGGATTTGGTGTAGATGCTCTTTCGTCAATCATGGAAGAAACATAAGCATTATGTGCTGGAGTTCCCCCATTTCCTGTAGAACCAGAGAATACAACATCAATGTCAAGATACTTGAAGTCCATAGTTGCACCAGAATCTTGCCATGTTACATAACATGGTGCTCCATATTGAAGGAAGTTGTGAACATGATACCATTCATCAGTCCATGCGGTAGCACCATTGGTTAAAAGATCTCTAGCGGCTAGAGTAGCACCGTTGGTTCCAGAAAAACCTGGGTAGTTATAATTATAAAATGAAGTCAATCTAGCAAACCAATCGGCTAGATTTTCAACATAGTAATATCCTTGTTGTGCTTCAGTTCCAGTTGGCCCATTATAGGCAAATAATTTCATTGAGTGGTTTCCAGGTAGTCCTAAAAACCCACCTATTGTGGGTGAGTCTAGCTCTGAATTTGAAACTACCAATGATTCGTCTAATATTCTTACAGTTACGCCTGGATATGGCATGATTTTCTCCTATTTTCTTTAAATATATATTTTTTTAAATATTTTGACTAAAACATCCAAAATTGCGTTGAAATGGAATTTTTCCCTTTCTTACCATCAAACCATCTATCTTCACCATCCCAATCGCCATCAAGAAAACTCATACCATCTTCTATAAAACCAAAAGGAATTAATTCTGATTCTATTTTTTCAATTTCATTATTATATAGTTCAATTCTTATATCTTTATTTGTGATGTTTTCAAAAAAATCTTGTCTGGTTGCCCAAGCAAAAAGAACCAAACACATCACCAAGTCATCTCTGTGTCCATCATCGGCTTTATACGATTGACCATCAGCAATGAAGGTCGTTAATTGATCTATGATATCTGGGTCGTGGAAGACGATTTTATCATTCTCTACTAAATTTTTTAATATCGTACATCCTAGTTTTTTTACTGGATGTGTGGTTCTGACACCTAGGTATGTTCTTTTTGCGTTGACATTTTCTCCAATAATTTGTCCATGGTGACCTTTAAAACTAGATTTTATCAAATTCTCATATTGTAAATCATTATGTAAGATTTCTGCAACCTGATTTCCAATATCATTAATCTCCACCATCACATAGGCGTTATTATATTTTTTAGCCACGGCTCTAATATATGATGGGAAAAGTAATGGTGATATTGTATTATTTCTAAAAACTGCAACCACTTTGTATGGAATAGTTGATATATCGACAACTGTAAATGCACTATCGTCACTACCCTGACCTTTTGAAACATCCACGGTCATGAAATAGAGATGATCGTCTGTTTTCTTTTCCTCGTCACCCTTTATAGGTTCTTCATATACGGTATATCCCTCATGATTCTTAAATCTGGATTTTCCATAACTCAATACATTTAATTTATTTGCATCAATTAAGGTATTCGCAGATCCTATGAATGAGCATTCAAATTCTGCATCGAATTGTCTTTCCGATGTATTTCTTATTTGAATTTCTCTCCAAGCATCATCCCTCAGAGGTCCACCTGGATATTGGGGAACTTGCCTCCAGCTAACCTCAAATGGAAAATATTCATTCTGTCCAGTGCTTGCACCCTTCCACAACTGATAAAACATATTCAACCCTCTTGGGGTTGAGATGATGATCATTTGAGTGCTTTGACCAGCAGTGATCGTTGGATAAACTGACGAAAAGAATTCTTCAGCAACAGTAGTTGGAACGAAGGCAAACTCGTCCAAGAAAATTATATTAAAAGATCCACCACGAATCGCTGAGGATGAGGTTGCAGCTGCCAATATCTTTGAGCCATTCTCTAATTGAATTGAACCTTTATTCCATTCTATTATACCTTGCTGCAACCATTGTGGTAAATGTTCATAGGCTTCTCTTATTCTGCCTAAAATATCCCTTGCAGTATTTAACTTGTTTGCCAGAATAGCAACACTCATGTTTTGATTGAATAAGACTCTATGAAGAAGGTAGCAGCAACCAACCGTAGTGGTCTTACCAGCCTGACGACAAACCTTTCCTATTACGAATCTGTGATCGCATAGAGCCTTTACCAGTTCTTGCTGATAATCGTATAGATCGAAGTCGGTAACACCTTTGTCTAGGGTAACAACCTTTACATACTTTTTTGCAAAGTATATTGGATCATTTGCACACTTGATATATTCTTTCACCTGATCTTCGGTAAATTCAATTTTGACCCCTGCGGGTTTTAAATTCGCATTTCCCAAATAACCTGGAGCTTTTTTATACGCTGTCATTTTCTATAACCTTGTTCTGTGCTCTAGATTTATTAATTAAATTCTGTAGATCTGTCGTTGATCCAACATAAATTGAATTATTTGTTATATTTGTAATTTTTTCTCTTTGAATGTTTTCTGTTTTCTCATGAACAACAATCAGATCTTTGTTCATCTCGGAAACTGTCTTTAGAAGTAAAGCTGCAACTTCATAGGCTCTTGGAGAGTCGCTCGCATTTGCAACCTTCATTATTCCATCTAGAGCATCCATTCCATTTGAAATTAGTTCTTTTAAATTTGTTCTAGCATCGTTGAAATCATTATTTAAAACTTCTTCTCTACTTCTTTTTATTTCTTTAGTTATTGCTGTTTTTTCAACTGGTTTATTAATAACATCATTGTTCGTAATTTCTAAAGCATTTGCAATATTTTCAAAAGGGTCTTTCATTTTTAATTCTCATAGTAGTATATTCCACTTCCAGTTATAGAATCTCCAGTATATCCAACATCGTAAACCAAAGCTGATGGGGCTGTAGTTAGACCATTGTAAATTCTTACATTTGCATTTTCTATGATCATAGAAATATTTCTCTTAATATGACCATAGAGATAGGTTTTCATTGTAAAGTTAAAGACCGTGGTTACTGATCTTCTGGTAGAAAAATCACCCTCGTAATCTTCAGATGTGCTTATATCGTTCAAGACAATAGGAACATCTATTGCCTGATTTATTGTGTTGTAGTTGATCGACAAATTGAATTCTGGTTGAAAGTATGGAGCAATTTGCTCTATAATTTGTAGATTGTCTTCCAGAGATCTTGTAAATGAATACAGATTTATATTGATATTATATGGTATTTCCATATATGTTGTATCTGTATAGTTTTCAGTGGATAATCTTTTCTGTATCATTCTATTTAATTTTCTAGTAGGATCATATAGAATGTTGATTATCTCATAGCCTAATCTTGGATATGTTGCCTGTATGTGTGTCTTATCAGTAACGCCAGTTTCGGTTGTCAGTCTATAGATAAACTTCTCTTTTGGACCATAGACGATTGGAACTTTTATCTTTGAAGTTATCTCATCTTCTGAGTCTTTTCTCAAGATGGTTATCTGATTAAATAAAGATCCAAAAGCAACTATGCTTTTTCTCAGAGTTTCATTGTAATAGGCATTTGTCTCTCCAAACATTAATATTGTCCTTCCGAGAATGGATCTGTTTCACTTTGATTGAATAAAGTCTTATCCAATCTTTCAGCTTCCAGATATGAATTATCACCATCGCTTTCTTCTCTGATTGGATCAGTTTGGATAATGGTATTTGTCAGATAGGTTGAGAATGCTGTATATCCAGCACCAGAAATAGCACCACTCAATGTGGCCCCAGATATGTAAGTTCCAACTTCATCATAAACAAAGAGTCTTGAATAGGTATAACCCTTTTGGAACTCTTGAACTGTTGCTGTATAACCAGATTGATTTACAAATTCCCCAACAAGATAAGTTCCATTTGTCTTTCCAACCAGATTGTATCTTCTGACATAGGATGTTCTGTCAGTGGTCGCAGAATCCAAAACATCGATTCCAGTTGTAAATTCTTCGTGAGAATACACGAAAGCCTCCAGTGTCAATGTATAGCAATTCAATGTTCCCAATTGATAGAATGGAATCTCGTCTTCCAATTTGTTAATTTCAAATATTGTTCCAGATAATGGAAAATAAACCAAATCACCTTCTCTTGGTCTTAAGATCTCTGTTTCTTTTGTGGATATTTCTCTCTTAAATCTAGTCTTAGACAATTGAATTGTCATTCTATCGGTAATGAGTACGCCGAACTTGCTGATGACATCAGCTTGTCCATCGAAACTAAAGATCGTTTGGATGTATGCTTCTATCTTATACGCTGTTGAAAATTTCGACTGTATATCTTCACCAAGAATATTGTCCAATTTAAAATATTCTCTAGGAACATATAAAACATCTTGACCAGTAACTTTTATGGTTTCTATTGTTAGATCATCTAGTAATTTTTGATCTAGTTGTGAAAATTTAAAAAATGGATTAGTTGCCATTTATTATCCCATAAAGAAAGATGCTGGTAATTCGTATGATGTCAAAACCTCATTTTCTATGGCTGCTATTTCTTGAACTGCTTCGGCATAAATCTGACCACCCTTCATCACAATTCCACCTGGCAATTGAACTCCATCATACTTTGCCATGTTTGCTCCCCATTGTCTTTTAA